GATGAATATAAAAAGACTTTAGGTTAGCACGATGGCATTAGACTTTGGAATGGCACTATCTAAAGGATTAGTTGCTCCACAAAAAGAATTACAAGAAGAGTTACGAAAGCTCGCTGGCGATCAGTTTAAGTCAGAAGATTGGTGGAACAAACAACTTGATCGACAAATCAAAGAAGGCATTACAGAAAAGAAAACCAAAACACAATACCTTGCTCAAACAGGAAATACGCTTGGGCCGAATACATCTTGGGTAGATGGTACAGGTGCAAATGCTGGAAGTGTAATGGGATTTGGTGGCCCTCGTCCTTACAGATCAAATATATATGATAGCAGTATAAAAACCAGACAAGTTAATTATCAAGAGCAAAGAGATTTAGATGTTGACGAACTTAAAGCAATTGAATCTCAAGCAAAAGAGAGAACAAGGCTATCAAAAAGAGCTACTGCACAAAGTAAAAAAGGTAAGCGTACTGCAAGAGGTAGTAGTGGTTTGATGGGAAGATCAACAAGGAAAGATGAAGGATTAGCAACAGGGTTACCAGCACTTGGAAGTTTAGGTCTTGGTATTGGCAAAACAAAATTAGGATAAATCATGGCAGAAGATAAAAAAAAGAAGTATGAAAAAAAAGGAATTAGTTTTGGAGAAGATGGTAAACCAACTAAATCTTCTATGAAAAAAGCATATGAAGATGATAAAGAATTATTTTTAGATTTACAAAATGATTATTTTACTACTAAAGGAACAATGGGAGACAATCCATTTAAGGGAGTGTTAAAAAACATTTTTGGTAAAAAGAAAAAAGAGGAGAAAAAATAATGGCTAAAGGTTTATACGCAAATATGAATGCAAGAAAGAAAAAAGGGATTAGTCGTCCTAAATCTAAATCAACTATATCAGACAAAGCATATAAAAATATGTTAGCTGGTTTTCCTAAAAAGAAAAAGAAAACAGCATAATGGTAGCTAAGAAATATCAAAATCCAAAGGGAGGATTAAATGAAGCAGGTCGTGAACATTTTAAAAGAACTGAAGGTTCAAATCTTAAACGCCCCCAAGGGTCTGGGACTGATGGCAGGCGCGTGTCTTTTGCTGCTCGTTTTGGCGGTATGGATGGGCCACTAAAAGATTCAAAAGGCAGACCAACTAGATTAAAACTTGCATTAAAGAAGTGGGGTTTTGGCAGTAAAGAAGCCGCTCGTAATTTTGCAGCTAAAAATAAAAAGGCATAACTATGGCAATGATGAGATTAGATGCAAAGCAAGTATTAGCTAGGCATGATAAAGCACTAACTAAAAAAGAAGATTTTAGAAGTCTTTATGATGAAGCTTACGAGTTTGCATTACCACAAAGGAATTTGTACGATGGCTACTATAATGGTGGAGTACAAGGTCAAAAGAAAATGAATCGTGTATTTGATTCTACTGCAATCAACTCTACACAAAGATTTGCAAATAGAATGCAATCAGGCATATTTCCACCGCAAAGAAAGTGGTGTCGACTAGAGCCTGGTTCAGATATACCACAAGACAGAAAAGCAGAAGCACAAGCTGCATTAGATGCATATGGCGATAAGTTATTTGATACATTAAAACAATCTAACTTTGATATTGCTATTGGTGAGTTCTTATTAGACCTATGTGTGGGTACGGCAGTTATGTTAGTGCAACCAGGGGACGATACAAACCCTATAAACTTTATTTCTGTACCACAATTTTTAGTTGCATTTGACGAGGGAGCTAATGGTCAAGTAGATAATGTTTATAGAAGAATGAAATTAAAAGCAGAATCTATACAAAGACAATGGCCTGATGCAGAACTTCCAGCAGAGTTAAAAAATATAATAGATCAAAAACCAACAGAAGAAGTTGAGTTAGTTGAAGCAACTATATTCGATCCTGAGCGTGGTGACTATTGTTATCATGTAATTGATAAAAGAAGTAAAACAGAATTAGTGTACAGAAGAATGGATAATACTCCTTGGATTGTTTCTCGTTATGCAAAAGTTGCAGGAGAAACATATGGACGAGGCCCACTTATTACTGCTATGCCTGACATTAAAACACTTAATAAAACACTAGAGTTAGTATTAAAGAATGCTTCATTATCTATTAGTGGTGTTTACACTGCGGCAGATGATGGTGTATTAAATCCAAACACAGTTAAGATTATGCCTGGTGCTATTATTCCTGTAGCTAGAAATGGTGGCCCACAAGGTGAATCATTAAGACCATTACCAAGAGCTGGTGACTTTAATGTATCACAGATTGTAATGGATGATTTAAGAGGTAACATCAAGCGTACATTACTAGATGAATCATTACCACCAGATAATATGTCAGCACGATCAGCAACAGAAGTTGTAGAGCGTATGAAAGAATTATCACAGAACTTAGGTTCTGCATTTGGTCGTTTAATTAACGAAACAATGATTCCTGTTGTAAAGCGTATGCTACAAGTAATGGATGAAAAAGGTTTGATTGCGTTACCATTAAAGGTAAATGGATTGGAAATAAAAGTATCACCTGTTGCACCATTAGCAATGGCACAGAATATGGAAGAAGTGCAGAATGTATTACAATATGCACAGATTGCACAAGGTGCTGGGCCTGAAGGCGCAGTTAATATTAAAGTAGATGAGATGATGGACTATGTTGCTGAGAAGTTAGGTGTACCACAAAAACTTAGACCAACACCTCAAGAGCGTATGATGATGAAACAACAAATGCAACAAGCTGCACAACAACAACAGATGATGCAGATGGCAGCAGAAAATCCTGAAGCAACTGCACAAGTAGTAGAAGCAGCAACACAACAACAAGGATAAATTATGGATGATGATTATGGAATGCGCCATAATCCAGCTGATGGTAAAAAATACACAGGCTGGAAAGGTGTTCATATAAACAAACAAGGTCAAAAAGTAACAGAATACTCTATGGGGTTTGGTATGGATGGTAAGGAAGTAGAAATACCTATGATTGTTCCATCTACTACAAAAGCAGAGTTAAATAGAATTTTGAATGGAGAGGATGTTACTCCAGCTATGATTAAAAAAGCAACTGAACATGCAAGAATGAGAATGAAACAAGGTAAATCACCTTTTAAAAATCCAGAGGATGACAATTCAATGATGACAAATCCAAATATAATAGGAACAAAAAAATAATGGGAATGTTTGATGCTGAAAGTATAGGGTATGATTACGACAGAGCAAAGTCTGCTGGCATGGGGCCTACTGGTGATGGCACAAAAGAAAATAAAGGGCATTGGGGTTCTGTAGCTCCAACAACAGAAGAAGAAAGAAAGAAATACAATTTACCTAGAGAAAGTTATATTTTGGTAAAAGGAAAAAAACATGAGTCTTGGGATAAAGCTATACAAGGTGAAGTAGCAAGAGGCTTTAAAGTTATAAAAAAAGGTAATAGATATTTTTCAGTTCCTAGTAACCCCAGGTCTAATAGATTATTAATGCAAGATGCAGAGATAGGAGAATAACATGGCAGGATGGGATGACTTAGAACAAGCATTACCTCTTGATGCTAGAGATGTTAAGCAACAAAGAGATGACACAGACCGATTATGTTTAAGAGTATTCGGTAATGAGAACGGAATAGAATTAATGGAATGGTTACGAAAAACCATTTTAGAGCAACCTGTAGCCTTGCCAGGTAGCGACTCTAGTTACGCATTTTATCGAGAAGGGCAAAATTCAATAATTAGAGATATAGAAGCAAGGATAATTAGAGCAAGGAAATTATAATGGAAGAAGCAATCGAGCCTAGTACGACTGAGGAAACTTCGGAAGAGGTAACTGAAGAAACAACTGGCCTACTCGACGATGCAACACCAGAAGAGGAAGTCAGTGCAGATCCAAAAGAAACAGAAATAGATCATCGTGATCCTGAAGCAGTAAAAGCAGAAGAGGGAGATGATGAGCCATTAGAAAGACCAGAATGGTGGCCTGAAAACTTTTGGAAAGAAGATGGAGCAGAACCTGATTTAGAAGGTATAGCTAAATCTTGGATGGATTTAAGAAAGCAAATATCACAAGGAACACACAAAGCACCAAAAGATGGTAAGTATGATCTAGGTGCATTTGGTGAAACTCCTGAAGATGATCCTGTCAAACAACATGTTGTTGGATGGGCAAAAGAAAATGGTATTAGTCAAGCTGCACTAGATTCATTAGTAAGTGAAGTTGTTGGCATGAATCAAAATGCTACAGAAGAATATCAAGTTAATTTAGAAGAAGAAAGAAAACAACTCGGCCCTAACGCTGATGCTAGAATTAATGGCATGGTTAAGTGGGGTGCTGGATTAGTCCAGAAAGGCGTGTGGGGAAAAGACGACTTCGAAGAGTTCAAAATAATGGGAGGTACGGCAAGAGGACTTGCAGCTTTAGAAAAAGTTAGAAGTTCTTATGAAGGTCGTATTCCTGTAGAAACTGCCCCAGTAGATGGTGCGCCATCAAAAGAAGAACTATACGCTATGGTCGGAGATGAAAAATATCAAACTGATCCTGTATACAGAGCCAAAGTAGAAAAAGCTTTTTCACAAAACTTCGGTTAATATTTATTGCAATAGCCTTGATTGTATGCTACTTTACAGTTAAGGCTTATTGTATTCACTCGTAATACAACCCTTAAACGCAAGTAACCTTGTCGTATGGCTATCGTAATTAGCAAGCACAGGCCCAGACT